TTGCCAACAAGGTCTACGCTGACCGTATGGGCAATGGAAATGAAGCCTCTGGAGAGGGTTTTAAGTACCGTGGAAGGGGTTTGATTCAGTTGACAGGCAAAGACAACTACAGGGCTTGTGGCGATGCTTTGGGTGTTGATCTAGTGGAAAACCCTGATTTGGTATCTAGTCCTCAGTATGCGGCATTGTCTGCTGGCTGGTTTTGGGACAAGAATAAACTGAACCAGTTTGCTGATGCCAATGACATGACAACCCTGACAAAGCGTATCAATGGTGGTACACATGGATTGGATGACAGGGTTGCCAGAACTCAACACGCCATTGATGTTTTAATGGCTTGAGTCGTCAAATAGGTGGAGTATGACCCATATACCAATGACGAGGACTGCTCCACCTATCACCATAAGCAGAATTATGTTAAGTATGTTAGCTAACATTTTTAACTTTCATTACTCGTTGGTTTCTGCCTGATTTTCCCTGTCTAGTCCCAATAATTTCAATAAATCCTTTGTCATGCAAGGCTTTGTACCTTGCTGTGACGCTACTATAGGGCATTGTTGGGAACATATCTAGCACTTGGTCGGATATACACCCATTTGAGCCAAAAGAGCCTATAGCCTCGTAAACAAGCTGTTCTAGCTTGGTTGTATCTACTTTGACTGCCGCCTCAAAAGAAGTAATTGGCGAGTCTCTACGAACCAGTTTATGAGGGCTTGTACCAAAATCCTCAAAGTTTGCCATTTTCATCAATCCATCAAAAAAATTCTTCATATCAACTCCTGTTAAGTTAGTGGGTACTCACTTACGCTTTCCCCTCCGTTCTAATTAAAACGGGATGTCCGAATCCATGTCCTCAATCCTAGCTTTAGGCTTGCTTTGAGGTTGGCTTGGTTGGTCTTCCTTGGGGCTTACAGCTAGTCCCATGAACTTGCCGTTCTTGCCCTCTTTAATCCATCCAGAAATCCAATAATCTTTCCCATCAACCCTAATGTTTCCTTTATAATTAGGATGTGATTCTTTTTCCCTTTTGTCATTAGTAAAAAGTACTCCACTATTGTCACGCTGTTCCATATTTACACCTTGATTTCATTGAGTTTTTTAACTTTGTCTTCCACTTCCATTAAGAACTGGACTACCTCTTTTTCGAGTTGTTCAATGTAGTCATCATTGCGCTCGATTCTTTTGACAAACAGTTGTAAGTGCGATGGCATCCGTGGGTCAAAACTCACGAAATCACACCACTTTCTGTCTGTACACGCCATTTGCCACTGCATTTGGTCGTAATACTTCTTTGCTGGCTCGTCACCAAGAATAGTGTCGATATGGGTTGAAGTGTTGGGACACTTGATCTCTAGGCATCCATCATCACCAATAAGCCCATCAGGAGAGGCGGCAGACATGGGAATGGTTGGATGGTCAATAGACCCTACTTGATCGACTGTATTGCCTGTCTTAATCTCGTATGCGGCTCTGGCAAAGGGTTCGTTCTCAGTCCCCCATTCCATAGCGGCATTTGAGTAAGACTCTGCCACTTGGTTGGTCATGCGCTCGACTACCAACTGTGCCATGTAGTTTGCTCTGCTGGTGCTGTAGCCTGTTTTTGTCTTGGCAACAATGTCAGAGATACGAGAAGCAGTGGCTTTACCACAACGCTGTGCAAACCATTCTGGTGTACCTTGTTCAACTTCACTCATATCATCTCCTGTTTAACTAATTTCGTTCTTGATGCTCTTGTTAAATGATTCACTAAATGTCTAGCAAAGTGCAAATCAATTTCTTCATCTGTTGTTCCTTTAGACATCAAACGACTCCGAACATACGATGCATTCCAACCACAAGCGTGTCTATTGCACAAACAAGGAGACAAATGCTTACGATGTTCATAACCCATCACAACATCTTTTATTTTGTAAATGTTATTTTTATCTCCCAAGCCACAAATATCACATAACTTTCCAGTTGGTTTGCGTATGTGTTGTTTATATAAATTTTGAATTTCATTAAATAATGAAAGTATTTTTTCTTTAACCTCCTCATGGTCTGGATGAGTTGATTTTTCCATAATGAACTTAAACTCATTCATGTTAATTTTTTCCAATTGATATGCCTTTTGCAGTCAAGGCTAATGGCACAAATCGCAAACCAGCTTTATGAAAAGTTGCCGCTTCAATTTCTAATTTTTTGGTATTGATAATTTGAACTGCTAGTTTTGCTACGGCTGATGCTCGGTGAGAGTCACTCAAGCCATTTCGTAACAAATCAAATTCTTCAAACAAAGCATCACATAAGCCAGAACTTGTTCTTTCGGTCAATTTAATTGTGGGTTTATTGCTCATTTCAATGCTCCTTTACGCTTTTCCTTGGCATCAATCACTTTCTTTTGCCAAGCCTTATCAGTACCGCAAGCACCATAAGCAACTGTGTAAACATCTTTCAACTCCTCAATCGTGGATGCCGCTTCAATAGCCGCTAAATGGTCAATCATGCTGTTGACATCTATATCTGAACCCTCACCTTCAGGCAAGTCTTCTCCAGCATAGATATACAAGCCCAATCCATGCAATGACAGTGCCTTAGTCATGCAACGCATGATGGCAGTGTTGACTGCAAATGCGTCAGGGTTGAGGATTGCTTTGTTGCGGAAATCCATTACTGGAAGTTGGCAAGTCATTGCTTTGCCAAACATTGTGACTGTGACGAACACCATTGCAGTGCCGTTTATGTCCATGTAACACTTGTCGCCAAACATCTCAATCTTGTAAGTTGCATTAGGGTCTGCTTTGAGTGCTTCTGCCCATGCCCACGCCCATGAAAGATATGTCAAACCACCTTTTTTCTCAGTATGTTCGTTAACATTCTTACTGAGAAGACTTAACACCTGTTCTTGATTCATTCCTTGACTCCCATTACATCGTTAAAAATATCTATCGCCTCTTGATTGACTGCCCACATTGCCAACAGCGTCAAATCGCTGTGCATTTGGGCTATATCACTACTGAACCCTTCGAATTTTCTGTGCAGACAATTGTCCCCTAGCTTCTTTGTCGTTCTTTCTATCCTCATTAGGATTGTTGAATAATCCAGCATTGTTTACTCCTGTTGAATGCTTCTTCCATGTATCCTGAACATTTGTCAGGGCTGAGTTCACATACCCGAATGTTGGGTCGGTGATGAGTTTGGATGGCATAACCACCCGTTGCGTCTTAGGTTGTTCTTTCACTCGCCTAGCCGCCTTTCTGAGCAATCTCTGACGCTCTTTCAAACTGAGTGTAGGTGTCCAAATCTGAAAATAAGATAAAAAACGAGTCATCACAACATTTATCTGTTGGGTTGCGAGGCTTAATGCAGAACGCACAGTAATACTCATTTGAATGCTCCTCAATGATTCTCTCAAGATTCAGCTTAGTTTTCATTGCTGGCCTCGCTGGTGTAAGGGTTGATTTTAGGTAATTTAGGCTTGTTCTGTTCAATAGCCTCACGCTGTAATTCCATGCGGTAATAACGCCAGAGATTGAGTTCTTCTTCACTATCAACCCAACGGGTAAGTGGTAGATCGTTTGCGACTTGCGCCAATCTCTCTGCTTTGAGTTCGACTCTTGACCGAATCATGTCAGCAACATCAGCCCATGCGTTTGATTGAATTGCTTCGACTATTGCTTGACTATCGCATATCGCATCTGCAACATCTGAGGGGCTTAGGTCTTGCAGTGCCATCCATTTGTCTCTCTCTAAATCAATCATCATTCACTCCTGTTAAAAACCTATCAATGTGTGTATTCTGTCAGACATTATCATAATTGATATAGGGAATTTCCCTAATGCACTTATGAATGTCTGCAAGTGCTTTGTTAGTGAACACTTTGCCGCAACTCAAGCAAATCCAAGCAACTCCCATCCTAACTTCGGTTCTGCGCTTACCGCTTTCACCTCTTTGTCTGCCAAAGAATGTCCTAATCTGCTGAATCATTTTTTGCCAGACAGGGCTTTAGAGTAGATGAAGACTTGGTTTTGCTCATGGATGCCTCGTTTGTCTTGCTTGCGCTTGGCATACTCCTCACCCTGTTTAAACCGTTTCATCTTGGTGTCGGTCAACCAGACCGATGACTGACCTTTGTAATCAAATGCTGACTTCACTTTTTGTTCTTTCTTGCTTGGAGTGGATGATGACCTTGAATTTCTTTTTCACGCAGTTGTTCTCTGCGTTTCAGGCCAATTTTCTTGCCAAGTGTAATCATCTTCAACTCAGAATCTCTTGTCCAAATTGAAGGTTGACCCTTGTAGTCGAATGCGTTTTTCAAGTGTTGCGCTCCTTCAATAAGGCGATGGCTTGAGCAACAGCACTTTGTTGACCTAAATTTGTGTTGTAGAACAAATCTGTTAACTCATCATTCGTCAGCCCAACCCATGTGCGCTGTGCCAATTCTTTCTTTCGTCTAACCAAGTCTTGTGCGATTTTGCTCAGTTGTTCAATGCTGTCGAACGCTTTGTCCTCTTTCGGTTCTTCTTGTGTCATGTGTTTTTCTCCTTCAACTTGGCTTCAATGGCTTTGGCAAAGTCTTGCATTGCTTTTTTTCTCCAGCCACCTGACCACAAGCCAACGCATACCAAATCAATTTCCTCATCCGTCAGCCCTACCCATGTGCGCTGTGGGTGTGGGTAAAGTGGCGAACTTTTAAACATATCATGGGGAGTTTCTCCATAATTTAGCCAACCCTTATTGTTTACCCATACCCACGCCACAGGCTTTTGCTTTGGCTGTGCCAAGGCTTTTTCAACGACAGCAATAGCTTCTGCTGTTCCGCAAGGTTCGCCACCGTGACACCACTTCAACGCCTCAAGCACAAGTTTCAATTCATCTTTTGTCATGCTTCACCTCTGATTTCAGCTACCACTTCAGTTATGTGCGCCCATGTACCTAAACGCTCAACCACTTCAATAATGCGCTCTTGCTTCTTGGCGGCTACAAGGTTGGCAAAGGCTTCAAGTGCTTCGGAATAAATGCCATCAAGGTGTGGGCGCATTCCAATCAAATTGCATTCTTGTGCCATCTCCATGATTTCATCATGTGTCATTTGTTCTCCAATTGTGGTTGTGACAGAAAGGCTTTACCAAAACTTATACTGCTGTCCAAAATAAGTTCCTCTGGAAGAAATATTGTTTCTGTTTCGCTATGGCAATACGCCCGAAAATTGACACCATTTCTAAAGTAAGGGTCGCGTATATATTCAATCTTATCGACTGTCTTATTGCAAACCGCACACATTAACTGACCATGCAGTTCCAAGAAAAACTTATCTTGGTTAATGAGTTTCATTTCTTCATTCCCCTGATGAAAATGCCAAATGAACTCAATGTGTCATTGCCAAAGCATTTCATTTTCTCAATCTCGACCGCTACTTCTTCAAGAATGTCGTTTCTGAGTTCGTCATAGACTTGTTGTTGGGTCTTCCATTCAGACATAGATTCCTCGTTTTTCACAGACGGTTGCATAGTTTTTTGCCTTTCTTTTGTGAAGCCTGACACAAGCCTTTAAGAGACTTTTCTTCTTGCTGATGACTTGGATGCTCTGTGATTGTGGCGATGGCGTTAAAACATGGTTTATGCCCATCAGCAAGGCAACAATGAGTGCTATGCGCCCAAAGGCTTCAGAGAATGTCATCATTGTCATTCTCCTCAATCAAACGCACAATTTTGGCAAAGTCAAAACTAGAAAGTTCGTCAGTGATGTCAACCCACTTGCCATCAGCAAACTTTTGCAGTTCAAACTCGTATTTTTGGTAAAGCCCTTCTTTAGGGCTGTAGTCTGGGTCGTATGACCATTTGACCCTTAATTCCCATTCAGTCTCTGGTAACTGTAAGTCTCTGAGTTCATCCAAGCAAACATCGAATTTCATAAACGCCTTTCAAGTTGATGAATGGATACTGTACGACACTATATTCTGTTGGACATTAGGACATACCCTTATTGTCAAACAAAATTTAGCGTGATACTTTATGGGCATGGCTAGACACAAATCGGAAATCACAGGAAGCCCACTCAAAATCGCCACAAGAGTTACTTTCGACCAATGGTTGGAGTTTCGCAAACTTGGCGGTTCTGTGTGGTTGAGAAACTTGCTCAAGAATTCGATGGAGAATCGAAAGAGTCAACTCAAGGAGAAAACATGAAAAAAGTCATTATTGGCGCATACTTAGCAGTTTCCAGCCTCACATTGTGGGCGGCTTGTACGACACACACATACACAGCAAATGGTCGGTTTGTGACTTGCCAAACCTGCTGTTTCGGCAACAATTGCAATACGAACTGCTATTGATGTATGATTGTTTGAAACACGGCTAGATGAGGATTGATCCCCTTATCGAAAAGAGAACCCACCCCTCCTGCCGCAGTTTCTTTTCAGGGTGGATTTTAGGGCGTGGGGAAATGCACTATTACCAATTCCATATTGGCGACTATCGGTCTGCCACATTACATTTGTCAAATGAAGAAGATTTGGCTTATAGGCGACTTTTGGATATGTATTACGACACCGAAAAGCCTATTCCACTTGATGTTTCATGGGTTGCAAAACGCATAAAAATTGAGCCAATGATTGTCAGAGATGTCTTAAATGATATGTTTAAAGAAACTGAAGATGGGTTCATTCAAAGTAGATGCGATAAGGAAATAGCTGTTTATAAAGGCTTTTCTGATGCTGGAAAGCGTGGGGCGGCTAAAAGGTGGGGTAAGGGAGGTGATAGCCCCCCTATAACCCCCCTTATAGCAACCAATAACCAACAACCAACAACCAATAACCATAAACCAAATATAAGAGCAACTGTCGTTGCCATGCCTGACGGCATTTCACAATCTGTTTGGGATGAATTTGTCAAACACAGGAAATCCAAGAAAGCACAGGTAACGCAACTGGTAATTGATGGAATTCAGAAAGAAGCAGAAAAAGCAGGGTTTACCCTAGAAGATGCGTTAAAAGAGATTGTCTTGCGCAACTGGCAGTCTTTTAAAGCTGATTGGGTTGTTCAAAAGCAAAATACCTTCAATAAGGTTGATATTGCTAGGGTAACAGTGCCATCAAGCTCACAGCGTGACCCTGCGCTTGTCAAACTGGATGAGGATAGGCTGAAGACTGCACCGCCAAACCCTGAAGTTTTAGCCAAAATCAGGGCAGTTTTAGGGAAAACAGCATGACAAAAGAACAAGCCAATGAACTCTTGGACAGCGTGAAAGATGGAAACCACTACCCCTCCATTAAACGAATCACCCAAGCATTGTGGGCAACAGGGGATGCGGTACGACCTTTACCAATCCACCCTAGACCATTTAGTGAAGATGGCATCAACGAATGGATGGAAAGCACACGCATGGCACAGGGCAAAGGAACTGGAACAGCATCCATTGGGAATATTCAAGGGAATCAGTCAGGAATTGACGAAAATAATGAAAGCACAAAATGAATCCATTTCTGATAAATGAGCCTACTTGCATCAGTTTTTCGGGTGGTAGGACATCGGCTTATATGCTTTATCGCATACTTGAAGCAAACAACATGACTTTGCCATCTGATGCAATTGTCTGTTTTGCCAATACTGGGAAAGAAGAAGAAGCCACCCTTCAGTTTGTCCACGATTGTGAGAAAAATTGGGGAGTTGAGATTCATTGGTTGGAGTACAAGTACGACCCAATTCCTGCAAATCGTTGGAAAAGGGTTACTTTTGAAACTGCCTCACGCCAAGGAGAACCTTTTTTTGAGTTAATTGACTTAAACGGCTCGCCATATCTGCCAAACCCAGTTGCAAGGATTTGCACTGCAAAACTCAAAATCAGGGTGATAAACCACTACTTGAAGTCAATCGGGTGGGAACATGACGAAAACTCTGATTGGGTCGGCATCAGGGCTGACGAAATGCGTAGAGCCGCCAAAATGGACAGAAGCCGAACCCCACTGGTTACAGCAGGGGTTACAAAAGAAACAGTGGGAGAGTTTTGGAGAAACCAATCTTTTGATTTGGGACTGCCAAACATGAATGGAGTAACAATGCATGGAAATTGTGATTTGTGCTTCCCACCCCCCCCTCCTCACCTCAT